CAGCCACAAGGTTGTCAGGCTCATCAGTGCCACCTTTGCTTATCGGCATGACGTGGTCAACTGTTGTGGCATTTTCTGATCCGCAGTATTGGCAGCAATAGCCGTCACGTATCAGTATCCGTTCTCTGATCTTGCGCCAAGCCCTAGTGTTTCCACCAGTAGCTCTTGCACTCTTGGTTGACATCAGTGGTATCCGTTCTTTAACCAGAAGCGCCAAGCATTGCACATGCTGCCATATCGGCCTTCAATGTATCTGATTGACCATTCGACTTGCTTGAAGCCGTCTAGGTTCTTGTACTTAATGTTGCGCATTTGACCAATACCGTAATGACTACCGTTCTTTGCTGAAACTCGCCAATTACTTTCCTTTGTTATTAGCTTGTAAAAGCACTGATATTGGCTGTCATTTACTATCTGGCTGTGTGCATATAGTTTGATTGCGTCCCGGTAATCGACGCCGTGGGCAGAGCTTTGACCTATTACTGCGCTGGCGATTACTGATAACAGCACAGTTTTTTTTATTTTGCTTTTAATGATTAACCTGAAAGAGGCAAAATCATTCTGTCTGTAGGTCATAACTTCTCCTGCGACTTGTATGCTCCAGCGTACACCAGCGAGTCAAGTAGGCCAGAGTTATCCACAGGTTTTGAGCATAGGCTTGGGCGTGTTGTCCACAGGTTATCCACAGGCCTTCTCGCAATCCTCAGAATGGTTTTTGATCGAGACTTGCAGGATAGTCACAGCAACCAACGGCCTTGCGCTGTCAATGTTGAACGTTTTGCCACAATCGCAGACGTGTTTAATTTCGGTTCTCATTCGTCTCTGACCAAGCTTTCATCTACAAGCTTGACGCCGAATGTGCCACAGCCCGAACATTGGCTGAACCACTCATGAAGCGTTAGCTCTTTGCCCTTGGATAGTAAGTGCGACCTACGCCCGTCACCGTACAGTTTTGCGCAGATCGAGCAATCAAATATGAGTTGCCGCATAGCTGCTCCTTACTAGATCACCAATCGGATTGAGGCTGTCTTGATTGACCCACCAGCTCTCTTGCTGGCTATTTTTAAATTGCTTTTGCATGGCTTGCTTTACCGGCAACCAGCCAACAATGTAATACTCAGGCGACCTGCCAACGACAAGCACTGCAACATCATCTACTCGATCATTTGGATACACGATCAGAGATCCGTTTATGTAGCTAGTCCACTTGACTTCTATGCCTTTGCCCACGTCCGCGTTTCGCTTGCCATTGGAGACATTGACGTCATAGTCAAGACCAAAGTATCGGGCGACAACCATTTCAGCGCCCAAAGACTCTGCGTACTCTGTGACTCGTTCATAATTGTTTAACTTTGCGTTATACCGCTGGACTCGACTTAAATCATCTAGCGAGAAAACGACCTGTGCAGCTCGATTGTGTATAGCCCATTCATCTGCGTCGGATATTTTCATTTTGATCATCATTGCTGGCACGCCAGACAAATCCACAAAATCTCATAATCGTCACGACCGCCTAATTTTGGCGCATAATGTTGGCCTCGGTCGCACCACTCGATCGCCGGTGGAATCACCTCATCTCGCAACTCTGATCCGTCTTTGTCAATACGCAAGCGCGCACCTGTGTTTAGGTTGATCATCTCAAAGTCTCCCATGACTACACCTGTGGCTTCCATTGGCCGTCTGAGCCAAGTACAAACCAGCGCGGCGCACATTGCTTGGCCTTGGTTTTTTCAGCGCACATATAACCGCCCCAAGCCTTGCCATTTTTGTCGCCAGCGCGCCAGATCATGTGGCCATGTGAGCAAATTGGTGCTGCTGCTACCTGTACGCCGCCCAGCTGTGATTTGATCTGCTCGATTGCACTAGCTGCTGGCACTAGATCCTCACTAATTGAAGTAGCCCAAAGATCGACGTCCTCGGCACTTTCCTTGACCATTTGTACGTCAATGTTTTCGGCCTGACGCATGTTCTCCTGAGTCGGTCTTGTATCTGTACCTAAGACCAGCCCTGCGCAGCGTCCGATTGCAGAAGTTACTGTGTCTTCAACAAACCATTTTTTCATGTTGACGTTGTAGGTGGCTACATTACCGAAAGCGTAGTCAATACCTGCTGGCTGCTCGTCCTCGTATTTTTTATATATTCGGCACTCAACCAAGATGTAGCCCGACTTGATATCAACGTCAACAATCGACGTGTGGATTTTGCCTGTTGGATAGGTTGCCCAAAAACGTTTAATTCGCTCAGCAACGCCTTCATAGTTATCTAAGAAGCTCATGATTGCTCCTTGATTAGCTTGCCTAGTTTAATACCGGCGGCACGTCCGCGCATGTATCCATTGGCTTGACCGGCGTTAACGCCTAGCGTGTAGAACAACACTGTTGTAGCCAAGAAGCCCAACATGATCCAGCCTATATCTATTGTGACTAACATAATTGCTCCCGTTCAGAGAGCTACTGTGCTTCGCTCCCTGATAACAGAATGAAGCAATAGTCTGACAAGGTCAAGGATTAGGCGTGGTTTTGGGCGTGTCGCTGCTCGGTTTATCCTTTAGGCCGTTGGACGCCAATACACCGCCAAGTGATCCAGTTAAGAAAATGGCCAGCGTTTTAAGTAAGTCAATAAAAGCTGCGTCATTGGGCGCTTGCGCCGATACCGGCTGAGTGACAAATATCAGCGCGTAGGTAATTCCAAGAGTTACGATCAAGAACACCACCGACAAAGTCACGCCAATAAACAAAATCAACCTGGCTTTTATATCCTCAGGCGATAAACGCTTTTGATATCTAGGGCGATTTTGGCTGTGGCTTAACAATGTCTCCAAGTAAGTCCTCTGTGCAGACGCCTTGCGCTTCGCACCTTGGTCGCTGACATTCATCATTTTCCCAATTCTCAAATTCTTGGCATGGATAACGTGTGTAGCCTTGATAGCCGCAAGACGACAACGCCAGCGAAAGGCCAACCGCCAGCGTTGCCGCTTGCAGTTTTCGGATCACTTGCGACCATAAACCTGATCGTTAGGATTTAACCAGCGCATAAGTACCGGCACGACAGCTGCTACGCCAGCAGACAAAATCGCCTTTGGATCTGTCACTCCAGCCATGTACACCGCAAGACTTGCGGCAATAAATGATCGAGCATAACTGGCCAACATTGGCTTTAATTCGTTCATTTCTTTTTCTCCTTTGTTGTAGCTTTGGGCAGCTCTACAACTGGCAATTCTCCAGCATATTCTGTGTACTTTGGGCGACCAAAACCGACAATTTCTTTGCCTAGAAAACGCTGCTTAATCATGACCATTCCGCCGTTGCGCTGATCGCCTGTGCCGCTGGTATTGCCTTCGATACATAAAACACTTTTTAGGCCTACCTTGACCACAATTCCAATGTGGCTTATTCGATCGACGCCGTCATGTGGAAAGTCCATAAAGCAAAGATCGCCTAATTGTGGCGTTTCTTTCCAACGGCCAAGATCCTTCATTTTCTGCGCACCTGAGGCAGTGCTGACCATGTTTGGAATTTTGACGCCAGCTTCATTTGCGCACCAATTCACAAAAGACCCGCACCAAGGCAAGCCGTCAGCCCCGGTGAACTTGCCGTACTTTGTCAGATTGTCGCCCTGCTCAATCGTGCCAACCTCTTTAGAAGCAACTGCAATTACAGCTGCCGCTGTGCCTTGCGGATAAATCATGACAACAACAAAGCCAATTCATCAGTTGTAAGTCCAATTTTAGCCAAAATGGCTTCTTTAGCAGCAAGCGCAGTAGCCTCAGCCGCTTTTGCTTCTGCATAAGATTTGCTATCTAATTGGCTTTGTATAAGTTCTTGCTCAGTTGGCTCTCTTTCAATTACTTCGCCAGTATCTGCAAACGCTTCTGTAACTTTTTCCATGTTTATTCCTAACTGTTCTTATATCCAAAGACGCGGACAGTTCCGGTCAAAGTTGCTGAAGGCGTAGTGATGCTAAATCCGTCATAAGAAGTGGCCGTTGTGTGTCGAGAAGTAATCCGCTGTTGTTCATCACCTGTCATAGACGTACTTTCGTACATTGTTGGAACTGCCAAGAATGGGCGATAGAGAGTAAATTCGTTTAACATTTCGCCATAAGGTGAAGCTGCGTATGCAAGCCAAAAGTAATCTGTTGATGAGTCTGGATTTTTTGCAGCCACCAAAGTGGCGTTGGATTGGTTAATTCTAAGATTTGTGTAATTTGTTGTTGAGTCAGTTCCGCTTGCTCTTAATCGTAAGCGAACCAATGTATCGGAACTCGCAGCAGTAAAATTGACGATTAACTTGTAGTTATCGTAATTTGCTGTAAAAACTGAGTTAACATTTATTGCATTTGAGGCAGAAAATGAAGTAGTTGATAACGCTGTCCAGTTGCCACCTGAGGCAACAGTTGCCCAAGAAGGTACGCCACCAGCAACCGTTAAAACTTGACCAGTTGTGCCAATACCTAAACGAGTATTTGTATTAGCGGTGGCTGATGAATAAGCAATGTCTCCCAGTGTCGTACCGGGCTGTAAAGCCTTTAAGCGTGTGTCAACGCCTTGCAATGCCACGTCAAAGTCAGCTGGTAAATCAGTAACCAAATCTGTAGGCGTCGGCAAAACAAAGCCGTAGTTGGTGGTTGGATTAGCCATTTATTTTCCTTTCAATCATGACACGATTGTCGCATATTCCCATGTCAAAGTTGGCGACACGCTAGCCCAAGTTTCGTTGATTGGAACGTCATTCCAGCGCATGGCTTGCAGCGAATAGGCCAGCGGCGACATGAGCAGCGTGACCGATAGCTCGTTATAGCTGGCGCGAAAGGTAAAGCCCTCGACAAAA